ACGCAGAAGATCAACATCGACACGGCACCAATCACCGAGGCCATGAACGAGGCCGTCAAGGGCGTCGACTCGCGCAGCCGCGAGGGCGTGGCCGAGATGTTCCGCCTGATGCGCGGCGGCGGCCAGGACGTGCAGGAGCAGCAGCTCACAGTCCTCGAGCGGATCGCCGAGAACACCACGCCTGGCGACCTTGAGGAGCCGCTCGTCGAGCTGGCGATGCCATGAGGAGGGGACGATGGGTGTGGTGAACTGGTCCGAGGTCGTCGCCGGGACGAGCGTCTCCGGCAAGTTCGGCGAGTCGACGCGACTCACGCGGAAGTTCACCATCCGCACCGACAGCCTGCTGACGCCGAAGGGCTGGATCACCTACGCCCCCGGCGTGAACTGGGGCGACCCGCACCCCGACGCGCCGGTCTGCAAGGCCATGGAGTTCGAGCTGGCGAACTCCGACGACGTGGGCCTCCGCTGGTTGATGACGATCACCTACTACGTCCCGCCGCCGCAGAAGAAGGTAAAGAGCGACGGGTCGAACGTCCCCGAGGACTACTGGGAGGCTACGGGCGGGACGCGGGTCGTGCCGTGCTTCACGGACACCGACGGCGTGACCATCACGAACTCCGCCGGCGATCCGCTGGAGGGGCTGGAGCGCGAGGCCAGCGAGTTCGGCTGGACGCTGACCAAGTTCTACACGGACGACACCTGGAAGGAGGACGCCGCCTCGGCCTCGAACACGGTCAACTCCGACGAATGGGACGATAAGGATCCGGGGACGTGGAAGGTCGAGTTCAAGGGTGCGAAGCTGCGCGAGATCACGCCGACTGGCTCCCCTGAAGAAGGCGAGGGCCAGGACCCGGTGACCGCGTGCGTCGAGACGCGCTGGGAGTTCCGCTACGAGGAGAGCGGCTGGAAGGCCCTGCCGTGGGACGTGGGCTTCATGGAGCTATCAGGGTCTGGCGAGAAGAAGGTGATCACGACGGCTGACGGCCGGCCGGTGAAGCAACCCGTCGCGCTGAACCAAAGCGGATCAGCTAAGGGGGCCGGCGAAAAGCCTGACATCATCAACGGCGGCGACGGAGCCGAGATCTACAAGCAGACCGCGTTCGCCGGGCTGTTCGGCCAGCCGTTCATCTATCCGCAGGGCTCCTGACCATGGCCCGCAGCCGGAAGGTCGCCTTCAACGAGGACGCCGCGAACCGCATCGTGAGGGCCACGCTGGCCTACGAGCGCGGCAACCGCGACCAGTCGCCTATCCGGTTTAGGATGCCGGGCGACGAACTGCTGGGCCTCCGGATTGCCAGGACGACCGAAGAAAGCGACCACGGCGGCCGGCCTTGGGTCGAGTACGTCTACCGATCGAGCTGCGAGGACGAGGGGAGCGGCTCCGGGACTCCGGAAGTTGGCGTGACAGGCGAGAACGCCTGGAACTTGCTGTACCGCATTGCCTCCGGCGTCGACGTGATTATCGGCCAGGTGGAAAACGGCTGCTGGTACATCATCGCCGCAGCAAACCCCGAGGGCTCTTCTGGCTGCACGACTCCGGCCATCGCCGGCGAACTCCTGACCGCATTGGATGGATACGACGACACCACGGTTCAGATCCTCGGCCACGAACAGGGCTGCCTGAAGTGGATCAACACGACCGACTGCGACCAAGGAAGCGGGAGCGGGAGCTGACGTGCCACAGGTCAGGCTACGGAATGGGGTTCCGATATTGTCAGCCGGCAAGGTTGGCCTGGCCCAGCCGTGCTGCTGCGGTCAGCCATGCACCTGCGCAAACTGCCATACCTGGGGATTGAAAGTCGGAGATGTTTGCATCGCACAAGGCGTCCGCCGCAATCAGGATGGATTCGCGGAGAACCTCAACCCGATCGCCGACTGCCCGGGTAACATTTTTGAGGACGACTCGTCGTGCAAAGGTGGAGACCCAGGAGGTATCTACGATGGTACAGAGCTCCCATTCTGTTGGATAGAAGCCTTCGGGTTCAACGGCTGCGGCAGTGAGTATTGCCAATGGGTCGACGACGGCGAAAACCCGGACGAGTGGCCGATAACTGCCGCACCTGGTGGTCCGCCTTATTTAGCCTCCCGTACTCCAGACAATTTCGTCTGGGTCAAACAAATCGGCGAATGTGACGCCGGCGGTCAGTTCCTACTCGACGGCATTCAGTCTTACGAGTGTTTGACAGACGGTCACAACGGCACGGGAGAGCCTAGCGTCGAGTGCGGGATCATGGCGTACCCGTGCATCTGCTGCGACGGAACAACGATTCGCGTCCGCATCTACTACGTTCACGTCTTTTGGTACACATATCCGTGGCAAGGCACGCAGTTCTGCATCAGGTATTTTGGAACGATTGGTAACGTCTACCACAGAGATTATGAAGGCCCGTTCCCGGCATGTGAAACAGGCGAAGTAGAGGTTCCGCCGGTCAGCGATTTTGTACTCGTGGACATCGCGACAGCCTGTACCGGTGTTTTTCAAGATCCTACTAGCCCCTTTACGCCGATCTGGGGAATTACTGCTGCCCTGAACCAAAATCTCTACGAACCAGAAAAGGCGACTGGGCCTGGTCAGGCCGGCGACTGCGGTTGTGATCCTGGGCCTGTTACGTTGTCCTGCGGGCCGCTCCCTGCCTGCCTGGTGCAGGAGTTCCCGTGATCACAGGACGCCGCGAGAAGTTCGAGGCCCGGTGTCGCGAGCGCGGCTACACGCTCGAACAGGTGCGGCCGTGCATCATCGCCGAGCACGGCGACACGATCACGGTGGACGAGAAGCACCCGGCCTATCCGCACCCAAGGCGGCCCGGCCTGGGAGACATGGTCAAGGCCGGCTTGTCAGCCGTCGGCATCACCGAGGAGCGGGTCAGCAAGGCCATCGGCCGCCCGTGCGGGTGTAGCAAGCGGGCCGAGCGGCTCAACGAGCTCGGCCGGAAGTTCGGCATCGGTTGACTCGTGGCCCCACCGGGCCAGACTGCGATCGGAACCAGAGGAGGCACGGATGCCGAAGGCTGGAGAACTGGGTGGCGACGCGATCACCGAGATCGCCCGCCGGCTCTGTGCGGCGCACCCCGACGCACCGTCGAAGACCCTGGCCCGGCGGCTCGTGGCCGAGGCGAACGGCGCGATCACGCTCTCCGCGGCCTACAACCGGATCCGGCGGCAGTTCGGCGTCCATGGCAAGCACGGCCGCGCACACGTCAAGGCGGCCGCCGCCCGCAAGCCGCGGGTCGCCGGTGCGGTCTTTGAGATGCCAGCCACCCGGGCCGAGCCCTGGGGCCCGTGGACGCTCGAGGTGACCGGGCTCGTCGGCGTGCTCTCAGACATTCACGTCCCGTACCACGACGAGGTCGCGCTGAAGGCGGCCGTCGACCAGCTCCGCGGCGACAAGGTCGCGGCCCTGGTCCTGAACGGAGACTCGTGCGACTTCTACGCGATCAGCCGCTACATCAAGGACCCGAGGAAGCGAAACTTCAAGGCCGAGGTCACGGCCTGCCGCGAGCTGCTTGCCTGGATCCGCGGCCAGTTCCCCGAGATCCCGATCGTCTTCAAGGCCGGGAACCACGAGGAGCGCTACTCACACTGGCTCTGGCAGCACGCCCCGGAGATCTCCGACGAGCCGCGGATGGGCCTCGACCAGTGGCTCGACATGGACGACCACGGGATCGACTACGTCGACGACCAGCGGCCGATCCTCGCCGGGGCCCTGCCGATCCTGCACGGCCACGAGAAGGGCAAGGGCATCTCGGCACCGGTGAACCAGGCCCGCGGCGCGTTCCTGCGGCTCCATCACACGGTCCTCGAGGGGCACGGCCACCGGACGAGCGTTCACTGTGAGCCGGACATGTTCGGCCGGGAGACGACGTGCTGGTCCACCGGGTGCCTGTGCGATCTGCGGCCCGAGTACGCCCGGATCAACAAGTTCAACCACGGCTTCGCGAGCGTCCAGGTCTACGGCGACGGTCAGTTCGACGTTCACAATTTCCGAATCGCGAACGGTCGCGTGAGGTCGTCGTGAGCCGGCCGGCCGTCTGGCTCGACGCCGAGCAGCTCGCCGAGGCCGAGCGTCAGGCCCGGCGGTTCTCGGGCGCATGGACTGGCACGACGGGGACCCTAGCCTCGTTGCTCGTCCATGCGATCCGCATGATCCGCTACCTCCAGGAGGCCCAGACCATGACCCAAGCCGAGCAGCTCCTCGACCTCGCCAGCCGCACCGTCCGCCAGCGGCGCGCGACCTACGGCCCGCCGGGCGAACACTTCGCGAAGACGGTCGCGGCCGTGAACGCGATCTTCGGCCACAAGCTCCGCGAGCCGCTGACCGTGGCCGACTGGGCCCAGATCATGATCCTGGACAAGCTCGCCCGCCACCAGGGCGCGGCGAAGAGCGCCGACACGCCGGTCGATCTCGCCGGCTACGCGGCCTGCCTGGCCGAAGTCGAGGACGCCGCATGTTCGACGCCGTCGTCGTGATCTCGCTGGCCCGGCGGCCCGACCGGCTGGAGGCCTTCTGGGGCCGCCTGCCGGCCCGATGGCCGCTGCCCCGGCCAGAGGTGCTGAAGGCCGTGGACGGGCGGGAGCAGCCGCCGCCGGCGGGCTGGCGGGCCACGGCTGGGGCGTGGGGCTGTGCCTGGTCGCACTACGTCGCCCTGTCGCTCGCGATCGAGGGCGGCATCGAGCGGCTCCTGGTCCTGGAGGACGACGTGACGTTCGTCCCGGACTTCGCCGACAGGCTGGAGGCCCTGGCGATCCCCGAGGATGCCGGCCAGCTCTACCTCGGCGGGCAGCACCTGGCGAAGCCGCAGGCCCTGCCGGACAGGGCGGACCTCGTCCGCGGCGTGAACGTCAACAGGACGCACGCCTACGCCGTCCTCGGCCGCGCCGCCCTGGAGACGCTCCGGGGCTGGATCCTGCCGAGCACCGAGTGGCGCTGCCGGCACCACGTCGACCACCGGATGGGCGTCCTGCACCGCGAGCGGCGGGTCGGCGTCTACGCGGTCCGGCCGTGGCTCTGCGGCCAGGCCTCGGGGATGTCGGACGTGGACGGACACAAGCGACCGGAGCGAGTCTGGTGAAGAGCTGGGACTTTTTCGACACGCTGTTCGGCAGGAGCTGCGGCGACCCGTGGCGGATCTTCGACCTCGTCGGCGGCGAGGAGTACCGCCGCCTCCGGCAGCAGGCCGAGCGGCAATCGGACAAGACCTGGCCGGGGATCTTCCGGTCGCTCCGCGAGATCACCGGCTGGGGCCGGGAACGCGTCGACGAGCTCCAGCACCTCGAGGAGCAGGCCGAGCTGGCCTGCGGGTTCCCGATCTTTGAGAACGTGAGCCAGTTCAAGCCCGCAGACCGGATCATCACCGACACCTATTTCGACGCCGGCCAGATCCAGCGGCTCGCGTCGCGGATCGGCCTGCCAGGCGGGCTCGACATCGTCGCGAGCTGGGACGACAAATGGACGGGCTGGTTCTGGCGGAGCCCGGCGGCCCGCGCGATCACGCTGCACATCGGCGACAACCCGCGGAGCGATGTCTCGCAGGCCAAGGCCGCCGGCCGCGAGGCCTGCCGCTACGTTGCCGGCGCGTGGACGAAGCCCGAGAACGATCTCCACAAGGCCGGGCTCTGGGAGATCGCCGGGGCGGCCCGGGCGGCGCGGCTCCAGAACCCGCACCCGGCCGGGTCGCCCGAGGCCGCCTGGTGGGACGGGGCGGCGGCGGCGAACGTGCCCTTCGTGCTGGCGGCGGCGGCCCTGGTCAGGCAGTACGTCGACGCGGCCCGGCCGGCCCGGGTGTACTTCGTATCCCGCGACTCGCTGCTCCTGGGCCAGGCCTACGCGCGGCTCTACCCGGACCAGGAGACGGGCGTCCTCTGGGCCAGCCGCGAGACGCTCCGCCGGCCGTCGGCCTCGTTCATGACATACGTCAAGCAGATCGCCACGGGAACGCTGTTCGTCGATCTGCACGGCACCGGCCGGACGATGCGGCAGTTCTGCCGGACGGCGGGCCTCGACCTGTCCTGGGTGTTCGTCTGCGGCCAGCGCCGCCTCCAGGCCCACGCCCCGGCCCTTGTGGCCCTGCAAGGCATCGGCACCGGGACCGCGGTCGAGGTCTTGAACTACCACGACGAAGGACGCGTCGTCGATGTCGTCGGCGGCCGGCCGGTCCGGGCGGAGCTCGAGTACGATCCCGCGCCGGTGGCCGTCCACCGGGCAGCGACGCTCGTCGGCGTGGCCGCCTGCTGCCGGCCGCCGCAGGGCGTCACGGCCGAGCACGTCGCCCGGGCGGCCGAGGTGATCCGGCGGACGGTGCCTCGCGAGCTGCTGCGGCAGCACGAGGTCGAGCACCGGGCGGCGAGGTGATCGTGACGGTCGAGCGGATCGCGCCGCATAGGATTCGGACGTTCGCGAAATCCGGGGGCACCACAGATCACCCTGCCGCGGCTGGCGGCTCCTGCTCCTCGGGCTTGAAGATCCTCGGCATGGCCTGCCAGGCCTTCGGCCGGCGGGCGTCGACGACGCGCGGGTCGAGGTAGCTGCGGCGCGTGATCCGGTCGGACGAGTGGCCCAGGAAGGCCGTCGCGTCGAGGCCGGCCGCCGCCAGGTGCGACGCCGTGGATCGCCGCAGGGCGTGGAACTGGACCTCGCGTCCGTCGCCGAGCCCGGCCCGCCTGGTGATCGTCTTCCACCGTTTGCGGAGGGCCGTCCCGCTTGCCTCCCACCAGAAGACCGTAGGCCCGGTGTGCGCCGCCACCTGGTCCACGAGGTCGCAGGCCTCGGGCGACAGCTCATACACGCGCTCCTGCCGGCGGCCCTTTCGGACTCCGGCCGGGACCGTGAGCGTGGGCCGGTTCCAGCAGTGCCTCGGCGTCGACAAGATCGCGTTGATCCGCTCGCCGGTTTCCAGGCCGACGGCGATCAAGGCCGGGAACCAGGCGCGGGCTGGCACAGGCCCGACCCACCCGCTCGAGAGCCGCGCCGCTGCGGCCAGCCGGGCGAGCTCGTCCGTCGTGAAGGCCCGCGGCACCCGCTCGGGCACGAGCTCGGGTGCGACCGCCGGCCGCATCCGGACAAGCCCCCTGGCCTGGGCGAAGTTCCAGATCGCCAGGATCCCGGACCGCTCGCGGGCGACCGAGTTCGGGGCCAGCTTCTCGCCCCTGGCGGTGAGCCACCGCGAGACGAGCAGATCGTCCAGGTCGTCGAGCAGCGCCGGCCGGCCGAGCCACCGAGAGAACTGGGTGATCGCGTGCCGGAGAAGGCGGACACTTTCGCGGGAGCGGCCGCGGAGCCGGAGCGGGACGTACACGTCGTGAAGGAAGGCGTCGAGAGTCATGGTGCGGGATCCTCCTGCTAGGGGATAGGTCACGCAGCCCTGCGGTGTCGTCCCTCCATGGGCCGGGGTCCGGATTTTCCGGTCGTCCCGGTTGGCCGCGGCACCGTTGGGCAAGAAGGTTTCCTCCTGCCCCCGCCATTGCCAAAGGTTGCAATCCCGACCGGATTGCAACCCGCGGCCAATGAACGCTACGCGGCCCGGCCGGCCACAGGCAAGCCGGGCCGCTGGCTTGATCGGCACCGGCGTCCCCCTAGCATCGGAGGCTATGGCGATGATTGTCGACAAATCCGGCCGGCAGCTCTGCACCACGGCCGAGGCGGCCAAGGAGTTCGGATGCTCGACGCAGCACATCCGCTCCCTGGCCCGCGACGGGATCCTCTGGTCGCGCGTGGAATCCCCGCGCGTCGTCCTCTACGATCTGGACGAGATCAAGCGGATCGCCAAGGAGCACCGGGCGAAGCGCAAGCGGAGAGGCGGCCGTCCGCCTAGTGGATTCCGCGCCGCCTGAGTGGAGGCCGCCATGGTCGACTGGGTGCGCTATGCCGTGCGGCTGACAGCCGCGGTTGTCCTCGTTGGGCTGGCTCTGGTGTTCGTCATGGCGGCGGCCATGGGCGGCAAGTCGCGCCTCGCCATGCTGGCCCTGTCCCTCGTCGTGGGCTTGGCCGGCGTGTTCGCCTGGCCGCGCCGGCCGCACGCCTGGCGGAACGACAAGCCGACCGACAAGCAGCTCGCGTTCGCCCGCGACCTCGGGATCGAGATCCCGCGGCGGATCACGAAGGGCGAACTATCAGACCTGATCGACCAGGCGAAACGGATCCGCGACGCCTTCTAGCACCGCTAGCACCGCGTTTCTCGCGGGAAACGGCCCCTGCTTTTTCTTGGCTCAAGTGGGCTTGACCAAGTTTCGATAAGTGATCTAGGATCCCGACCGCGTCATGGATGGCACGGCGGATCCGGTCACCAAGTGCAAGGAGGCACACATGGACGCCCAGGTCTGGTTCGAGCTGCTGATCGTGGTCCTGAAGATCGTCGCGGCCGGGCTCGCGGACTGACGCCCGGCTTTTTGGGTTCCCTCAACTTGAGATAACGGAGATAGGCATGGACGCCAGCGAACGGATGCCGGGTGACGCGGAGGCCGCCGCGGCCGCCGCCGGGATGGTCGACCTCTACGGCCGGTCGCTCGCCAAGGGCGACGCGATCCGGTTCAGGCGGGACGCCTGGCCGGCCGGCAAGACGGCGGAGGCGAAGGTCGTCGCGTTCCACCGCGGCCGGATCATCGTCGAGACCGCCGAGGACATCGTCGAGATCGAGTCCGAAGAGCTGCTCCCCTGACCCAGGAGGCAAGGATGCCCCGCGCTGCTTCTCGGAACGACTCCGCCCTCCACCGGTCGACGCACCGGCAGGCCAACATCCTGCCGGTCGTCGCCCAGGGTCGGCTCGCCTGGCACCTGGGCCGGTGTGCCTGGCGGCCGCTGCGGGCCCTCGACGCCCTGCTCGAGGAGATCGAGCGGGTCCGGACGCCGATCAACCGGCTCGTGCTGCTCCAGGCCCGCGAGGCCCGCGACGCCGCCTGGGTTTACATGACGGACGACACCGGGGAGGTCTGGCGATGACCGCGGAACAGTGGCTCGGCGTCTGGATCGTGATCGGCGGGATCGTGCTGTTCGCCACGACGGCGGTGACCGTCGCCGTCGGGCTGGCCTGGATCTTGAACGCACGGGAGGCGGGCCGTGGCGGATGCCGCGGCCGAGGATGCCGGCTGGAGGCCGGCCGGCATGGATGCACACGGGCACCGGTGGCCGAAGGATCGGCCGCCGGTGATACCGCGGACCTGGCTCGCGTGGGCTGGGCGGAGTGTCGGCTCGAAAAGAGGAGGTAGAGCGATGGCTGGATTCAAGAAGGCGACGAAGGCCCAGGCGAAGCTGCGGGCGGCGATCTTTGGCCCGAGCGGGGCCGGGAAGACGTTCACGAGTCTGCGGGTGGCGACCGGCCTGGCCGGCGACGCGGGCCGGATCGCGGTGATCGACACCGAGCGCGGCTCGGCCTCGAAGTACTCGGACCGGTTCGCGTTCGACGTGCTGGAGCTCGAGGACCAGACGATCCAGGGATACGTCGACGCGATCCGCCTGGCGGCCGAGTCGGGCTACGCGGTCCTGGTGATCGACTCGCTGTCCCACGGGTGGCAGACGCTGCTGGAGGAGGTCGAGAAGCTGGCGAAGGCGAAGTACCGCGGGAACACCTGGTCGGCCTGGTCCGAGGGGACGCCGCTCCAGCGGAAGCTGGTCCAGGCGATCCTGACCTTCCCCGGCCACGTCCTGGCGACCATGCGGTCGAAGACCGAGTGGACGACCGTCGACGACGGCCGCGGCAAGAAGAGCCCCCAGCGGGTCGGCCTGGCCCCCGAGCAGGGCAAGGGCGTCGAGTACGAGTTCGACCTCCTGGTCGAGATCTCGACCGAGCACATCGCGAACGTGATCAAGGACCGGACCGGCAAGTTCCAGGACAAGCTGATCGAGAAGCCGGACGAGCGGTTCGGCCGCGAGCTGGCCGCCTGGCTGGCGGACGGGGAGCCGGCCCGGCCGGTGGTCGCGGTCCAGGTGCCTGAGAACACGACCGTCCGGGCCCACATGAAGGCGGCGGACCTCGAGGCCCTGCCGCTCTACGAGCGGATCGAGGCCTACGTCGCCGCCGCCGAGAACGTGAAGGTCCTCGGAAAGATCGGCGACCGGGTCGACGTGCTGGCGAGCGAGGGCGAGCTGGACGCCGACCAGGTCGAGGCCCTGCGGATCGCCATCGGCAAGCGGCACGACGTGATCGAGCCGCAGGCGGTGCGGTCATGAGCGACTGGTTCGCGTTCTCGTCGATGCGGGGCGACGCGGAGAAGCGGACGTGGCTCCGCTGGTCCGAAGTCTGGGCCACGATCAAGGCCGAGTTTCCGGATGTCTGCGAGACGGGCATCCGCGTCGCCATGCGATCGGCGTCTCGGCCGGAGAAGCGATACGGGCACTATCGGTACACGACCGAGCACCTGGCGGCGGCCCGCGCGTATGCGGCCGGGCTGGGGCTCACAGTGAAAGGGGCGAAGTGATGGACTATGTCATCGACGAGTTCTTCGAGATGCGGCCGGCACCGGAGCCGGAGTACCTCGAGGTCCCGGAGGGCGAGCACGAGTTCAAAATCCACAAGGTCACCTCGTCCAGCGAGAAGACGATCGTCACGCTGGCCCACGCGGACAAGCGTTACGGCCTGGTCTGGTTCAAGCCGCCGGCTGGCAAGAAATGGGCAGCGCGGCTCGTCGGCGAGCTGGCGACGGCCCTGGGGATGGACGCGGCGGCCTGGAAGGCGGCCGACCCGGACGACCTGAAGGGCCGGCGGGTGATCGCCCGGATCTACCACACGGCCGGCGACCGCGGGACGTTCACGAACGTCGGCAACTTCAAGGCCGCGCCGCCGAGGCCGGCCGAGCCGGCCGAGCCGGTCGAGGCTCCGAAGCCGGTCGCCAAGCGGACGCCGACCCAGAAGGCCGACGCGGCTTCGCCAGGAATCCCCTCGGACGACATCCCGTTCTGAATTGCCTGGCCGCTCCCGGCCTCAGTGGCTGCATATCTCGGCCACGGGGAGAGCGCCGCCGGCGGTCGCGACATAACACCGGCACGTCGACACCCAGGAGCGGTTCCTCTCCCGAGGCCTGGACCGACCGGCCGCCCCACGACACGGGGCACGCACAAGGACGAACAGATGGCCCGGATCATGACGACCCTCGACGCGATCCACGAGCTGCCGCTCTTCGCGGCCGCCCGCCGGGACGATCCGCCGACCTCGAAGGCGGCCGGCCGGGCGTCGCGGGCGTTCGCGTCAGGGCACGGCCGGCGGATCCTCGAGGCCCTGGCGGAAGGCCCAGGCACGAAGGACGAGATCGCGGCCAGGTGCGGACTCGACGAACAACAGGTCGCGCGGCGGATGCACGAGCTGAAGCGGCGCGGCCTTGTC